GTTCAGCCAAGATTGAATGAGCAAACCGAAAAGCGTGGCTGGTACTATGAATGGCATGATGTTGGAACAATGATGCTTTGGCCTATTTAAAATAAATTTGTTTTAGGAGTTTTTTGTTCAGACCTTTGATTTACAATTAAATTAAACGTTATGAAGAAAAAAGAAAAAAGCAGATTACATCAGAGGTTATTGTTTGAACAAACCGATGATATGAGATTGAGGAGAGTATGGGATTATCGACCAATTTTCACCTATTCTATTTTACTTAATTTCATTTTAGTTATGGGTGCATTTTCACTTTCACCGAAAGAAGTTACCAAGTACAAAACAATTGTTAAGGAGAGAGTTTTGAGTGATGATGTTGATGACATCGAATTAACTGACGAGGCTATCCTTAAAGAATTAATTGACCAAGGTTGTGTTTTGCCTAATATAGCACTTGCACAATTTAAGATTGAAAGCCAACATTTCAAATCAGCAATTTGCAAAGAGAATAAAAACATTGCGGGTATCAAAACAAGTGGCAGCGAATATGTTGTTGGTAAAAATCGTGAGCATTGTGTGTATAACACCTATCGTGATTGTATTAAAGATTACATACGCATACAAGATAGGTATTTGCAGAACATTGACGGAAGGTACGCAGAAGACGGAAGATATGTTGCATTGGTAAGACAAATGAAATAATTTTTACAATAAAGTTTGCAGGTTAAATTTATTGTATGTACATTTGCACTATCAAAACAAAACACAATGGCAAATCCTTTAATTCATTCAAAAAGTTCAGTTAAGCGTTGGGGTGGTAAAGTAGAAGATTACTTGGCAATCCACGAACTGATTGATAGTCCAAAAGCGACTATGAACAACAATTCAGCGAGGCTATTAACACATAACACTTGGTTCGCTTACACTATTGTTCCAAAGATATTCGGTTACAATATAACCAATTCGGATGGAAAAAGTGTTGATGTGGTTGATATTGCTATGTTGCACATATTGGAAGATTTCCGTATGAAGTTCGTACCAACACCACAAGATTATCTTAAACACTTGGAAGTGCAAGAGTGGATGTGCAACGGAGTTAAATTAGTTGAAAACCCCGAAGCGATTGAAACTGCAAATCTTTTCTTGGAAAAATTAAGAAAAGAAAATGAAGAAAAGTTTGCGAGTTAAATTTATTACACTTATCTTTGTATCATAAATCAAAACAATATGCAAGAAATAATTAAAAAATGGAACGAAGCTAACATCTCATACGCTGAATTTCAGTTCAGTTGTGGTGGTGATAGTATGAACGACACCTCACTATCATTCTATGATGTAGATGGTAATGTCGTTGATGAAAGTGGTAACTTGGAAAGTTACTTTGAAGATGAGGTGTATAAAAATGTTCAGTTCTACGAAGCATCCGATGGACACTATATTGGTGAAAGTGGTTATGTTCGTATTGAATTGTCTGATGAGGGTGATGAGTTTTATTACACCAAATCAGCAGAAGCTGAATGGTCGGAAAACAAAAGTGGTGAAGTTTTAGTACCAATTACTGATGAGGAATTTAAGATACTTGATGAATACATTTTGGGTATGGCTAATTCAAATTGGAATGGTGCGAGTGTTGATTACAAAAAAGATTTTATCTTAACTGATGAACTTGAAGTTGCTATCAAAGATTTGCAAGATAAATTTGAAAACCACTCATACGATTTCCAACCCGAAACAGGGGGTGAGGTTGAAGATGAGAGCCACCGATTTAACACAACAAACGAAGATACTATGCAAATGGAGTTCGTTTATGTTGATGATGTGCGACACTTGAAACTATTTGTTGAGTGTAATTGTATTGAATACACCGATAGTGAAGATTGATTTGTGATTTGATTTTGATAAACAAGAGGGGAACGAAAGTTCCCTTTTTTGTTAATAATTTTCGATCGAAAATTTGCGAGTTAAATTTATTATAAGTATCTTTGCACTATCAAAAACAAAACAACATGGCTAAGTTACCAAAACCAAAATTCTACCAATCGGTACTAAAAGAAGTTGAAGGGAGTGTACTTGATGAGGTATATCCGTTTCATAAAGGGCAAATCACTATGACCGAACGAATGGGTAGTGAGGAAGCCAAATGTCCAGAATGTAGCAACAACGAATGGTATCTATTACCAGTGGATAGTGTTGCAGTTAGAGAGGGTGGGAAACCTTATATTGAATGTCTAAATTGTGGATATCAAACACACTTATAATTATGGCAAAAGCATTTAAACCTTATGTTCGTTATACGGACGAGAACGGAAAGCAAAAAGGAATAGAGGTATCAACATACGCTGAAGTTAAACGGAGAATGAATTCGTTTATGAAAGATAGTTTTGATGAGAATGTTGCGGTCTACCGACACAGACGAGGTGAGTGGGGTGAGTGGTTTGAGTTTTGGTCTAAGGTTGGTAAAACACCTAAGATATATAAACAAGGGTGGATGTAAAAAAAATTGTAATAAAATTTGCGAGTTAAATTTATTATAAGTATCTTTGTATCATAAATCAAAACACTATGAACATTTATAGAAAAGAAGGTACTTACCTTGTTAGAGAAAAGAAAACCAACACATTTGTTCGTTGGACTGACGGAAAGATATTCTTTGCAGGTAGTAAAGAAGACGCTTTACTTGAATTAAATGAAGATGAGTTCGAGGCGTTACGAGTTTGCGATTGTCCCTATAATATTCAAAAGGAATACGAGGAAAGAATCATTGAGTGTATTCATAGTGGGGAACTTGAGGTTGAAGACATCTTACCAAAGGAAATTAAGGTTGGGGTTTATTATTACATTGATGATGAAGGTAAACCACAATTTGATACTGATGAGATGAGAAATGAATTCGAGGCGTATATAACTGAATTAGAAAAACTATCATAATATGAACGAGGTAGAACAATTAAAACACCGACTAGCCATGGTTGAGGACGATCTAAAGGTTATTCGTGCATTCATCTATAAGAATGGATTGGGTGAGACATTTCAAAAGCCAACAGGTATGGCAGATGAGTGTTGGACGCATTTAAATAATATTGAGATTGCTTGTGATTTATCTAGTGACGAATCATTAACTTGGAAACTTTTTTCATAATAAAATTTGCAGGTTAAATTTATTACACTTACCTTTGTACTATGAAAGAAACAATAAGACAAAAACTAATCAACGCCATCTTTGATATGGCGGGTGATGAGATAGAAACCATTGAGGATGCAAAGAAATTTGCGAGGATGTCCGATGAGCAATTGGTTGATGAGATTATCAACATCGCTGAATACTATCGCACACAATCAAATAGGGTAGATGACGATTTTAGAACCTTTAATGAGGCACCATATGGAAACGATTAAAAGACAAGACGCCATTAATAAATTGGTTGATGATGATATTGATTCGTTTATAACGGGTCATCAAGACGGGGATGATTCCTACGCAGCAGCTTTATTGGAGTACGGGCATAAAGGTTATGCTGAATACACTAATGAAGAACTGGCAAGTGAATTATTTGAGCGATTTGATTTCAACAAATTTAATGTTATTGAAGATTAATTTGTAAAAAAGTTTGCAGGTTAAAAAAATTATACTTACCTTTGTATTCATAAATCAAAAACAATATGGGACAGTATTATCACCCCGCAATTTTAGGGGAAAACAAAAAAACAGTTAAAGCGTGGGTTTATTCACACGACATTAAGGAAGAATGGACACGTGAAGACGGGTCTGTATTCAAATCTGGTTCAGGTCTTAAACTAATGGAACATTCTTGGTTAAAGAATGGTTTTGTTAGGGCGTTCGAAACATTAATCGCTGATAACCCTAAAAGGGTTGTTTGGGCGGGAGATTATGCTGATGACTGCAAAGGTCGTAAAAGCAATGTGTATAGTCGTTGCAAAGATACCGAAAAGGTTACCCCAAACGTACCAAAGGAAGACGAAGATTATCGTTTTGTAATTAACCACACAAAGAAATGTTATGTGGATAAAAATGAAGTACCAGATAATGACGGTTGGAGAATTCACCCTTTACCACTATTAACTTGCGAGGGCAATGGTCGTGGTGGTGGAGATTACAGAGGTGAAAGTTCCTTAATTGGATTGTGGGCGAGAGATGTGGTTTCTGTTAGTAATACAGAACCGAAAGGATTTGAAAAGTTTGAATTCGATTTAGTTGAATAAAAGAGAATGTACTTGTGTTTTGATTAGGTTAGGGGCGAAAGCCCCTTTTCCTTTGTATTCATTTTCGATCGAAAAAAAAAGTGAATTAAAATTTGCACATTAAATTTATTACATCTATCTTTGTATTCATAAATCAAAAACAATATGGCAACAATTTACAACCAAAGAAAAGTAAGACATTTCGCTATGGAGAAAGTCGATATGGAAAGACTTGAAAGAGCAGCGAAGAAATTGCAAGTACATCCATCGTGGTTAATTAACCAAGCGGTAAACCTTGCTATTGACAATCCCGAGGCATTGTTCGATAATATGAAAAGAAAATATCGTAACGGCTTGTAGGTTAAATTTATTACATCTATCTTTGTATTCAAATCAAAACACTATGAATATGCTATCTGAATTCGGACACCATTATGAGAATGAGAAGTCAAAAGTATTCAAAACACTATGGAGTTGTAGGAATGAACCACAACTAAAAGTGGCTGAAAACTTTTTCATCGTTCTTAAAAACAAGTGGAAAAATGTTATTGATAACAACCAAACCATTAAGATATTGGTTGATATTGATGAGTTGAAGTTTTACAAAGATATGCAACTACTATCAAGTGAGATGCAATCTAATCACAATTATTTGTTTGTTTGATGAGAGAAGAGGGGGTCTAATTATAGATCCCCTTTTTGTTAATAACTTGTGGATAACTCAAGTGGTCAAAATTTGCAGGTTAAATTTAATACACCGACATTTGCATTATTAAATCAAAAGACAATGATAAAAGAAACCGCAATTAGAAAGCAAGAATTGCTTCGCAAACTAAACGCTATCAACGACAAAATGAAAGAGTTGTTGGGTGAGAAGACTACTCTTATATTTAAAGTTGAGAATGGGGCTATGCATCCAGGATTAGCGATACTGAAGGAACAAGCGATTGACTTTGAGGCAATGTTAATGAGAGATGAGGTTGAGGTAATTAAAAAGGAATATGACTTTATCGCAATGATTGAAGATGCGGGTCTTGACTTTGAAAAAGAAAATTTTTAAAAATAATTGTCTTAAAATTTGCAGGTTAAAAAAATTATAGCGACCTTTGTCTTCTAATCAAAAACAAATAGATATGCAAAACAAAAAATCTCAAATCATCGCAACTTTAATCAAAGATGGCGGTAGTGCTACATTCGCACAAGTTGTAGCGGTAGTTGAACAAAAGATGTTGAAAACCAACA